GCGTGATCGAAGAGGGCTTTATGCCACGTAGAGAACGGCACGCGAATAAGGGGGGCTACTACGAAGGGGCTTTCTTGGTGCCAGAATGGATTAGGTGTGGGCTTTCTGATAAGGAACTTGTCGTTTGCCACGGCGCAGAAAACATTCCGATGTACGATGTTCCCTGTACTATCTAGGATATGCCCCCAGAATTCGTCGATGATCACTCTCCGACGAAAGCTTGGCTTCACGAATTCATCCTGCCCTTTCTCGAATTCCCGGCGCTCATCGTCTTCTTGCCGAACGAAGTCTTCTTCTATCCGGTCAACAGCAGCTTTATCGTATATACCCTCCCGAGCGCGGTCCTTCAGGTAGTACAAGTCCCGCTCAACCGTATGTATTTCATATAGGTTCGCCCCGGTGGGGTCTGGGAAATAGTCCTCGGCCCGTACTTGGTCTATCCGCAGGTGCCATTGATTAACTTCCCGAGAGCGAAGCTTCTGTTCCTGCGGTTGTCCGTCTAGGAGGGGTGCGCCCCCTTCCACGAAGAACTTCCGGTCCTTCACCATGTTCCCATGGACCTTCAGGATAACCAGGCTCTCAAGAGCACCAGCCTTGATCGCATCTGACATCAGCACAGGAAAGGAACTCTTCCTATTATCCTCTACAAGTAGATTATTCAGATGTACGTCTAGGAGACGGCGAATACTCTCACCACTAATAGGGGACTGCGAGTCTCTGCCCACTTCCACCTCGTAGTAAGCACCGAACTGCGTGAGCGCCCTCTTGATAAAGCCTACAAACTGCTCTACAGCAACCGGGGTCTTCGGGAGGAACTCCCTACTCTGCCCTTTGTTCTTATGGTCCCAGTCCTGTATACCCATGTATGCATGACGGTTCTCCCGGTTCCGCTTCATCCGCGTTTTCCGCGCACGTTCAGCTTCATCCTTATACTGCCTGATGGCGTTCATGACAGTTATATCACTCGCCCCCTCTGAAGAAACAGGAATATCCTCACCGGGGATACGCGGAACGTCAGTCTCGTTGTCTGTATCTGCCATATCCGGGCCTTAACATAGGGGTTTTACGGGAATTTGTATCTTTCTGCACACAGCTTATACAGATACCAATCTTCTTATGCGCTGGAATATCTATATCCTTTCCGCACAGTCTGCATAGATGTAGCGTGTGCTGCTTGTTATTTGTGTCTTCCATCTTTAACATAATCACCTACCGATAGAGAATTGTCAACACCTTTTACCTGCGATATCCGGGAGACCTAAACTTAGGAACACTCCTCTGAACCCGCTCTGTCTGTATAGGGATAATCGGCGCTTCTTGAAATATCCAGTAGCCAAGGGCATCTGACATATGCGTCCTGCGATAGTACGGGTCTTTCTTATTAAAGGTCTTCTTAATCCCTTGCTTCCCATCTGTGATCACCTGCTCTAGATCTGTTATCAGCTCTTCGCAGGATGGATCAATCTCCATATCGATAACACCACCAACGCCGCGACATGCAACATTCACACTATTCACCCTATCTGATATAGAAGGGTTCCTATCTGGAACCTTCAGGCGAAGAGGGACAGGATAGCTAACCATGTTATTCATAATAATCCGATAGGAGGAAAGCTTAGTCTGAGCAGTCCTATGCGTACCGGAGGCATCCCCGTATACCCAAATCTCCGCCCGGTGATAAGGATGCGTCCTCTTAAACAAGTCACACATCTCATCTATATTCCCCTCCTCTAGGATAAGCTCCTTGTAGATTATAAACTTAGAGTGAACCCTCTGTCCGATAATAGAAACCATCGGTTCCACGTTGAAATCCCACACCCAAGCAAGGGGCCGGGAGAGATTTATAGTATCCTGCTCACGTGTATTCAACTGGGGGGAGAAACTCGCGTAAACGCGCGCTCCGCTCACGCCGCCTATAAGCTCCCCATCCAGACGAATACGCCGTTGATCCGTGCCAATGGGAAAGCGCGCCTCCAGAGCCTCAATCTCACTACGCAAGATATGAGGATTATCATATATAGAAGCATTATAGACCTGAGCATTCTCCAGCGTCCCACGCTTCCACAGCTTCACAATATCATTAAAGATCCAGGTAACACCACCCACTTGCCCCTCTGGAGGAAGCAAGGTACAAGTCGTAAAGAGCGTAAGGGGGTTCGCCCCTACACGAATACTAGACTCCTCGTAGATCCCAATAGGGTGCTCTTCATCGAAATGTATCCAATCTTTCTCAGCTCCTTGGTACTTCCCGCGTCCAGCCTCTGCACTCTTGAAACCGATAATAGATCCATTCTTCAACTTCAAGATCTGGTCAGAAACGCGCCAGTGGTCAATCTCACTATCTGGTATAAACGGCTCATGCGTAGCACCGGGAGGGGCATTCTTATTGTCAAAGTACTTCGGTTGTATGGTGTCACGGGAGAGACTAAAATCCAACGCCGAAACCCACCCGCTAGTTGCATAGTCCCGCACCGATATCCCAGACCCCTTACCAGTTGCATACTTAACAGTCCCTTCCTTCTTAGTACCGCGAAATCCGAAACGTGCAAGATACGCCCCTGCATAGGCCCCCGCATCGCTTTTACCGGAACGGTTCGCCCCGATGTAAAAATACTCCCTATACTTCTGATCCAGGATATCCTTCACAAAAGCAGTCTGCGGCTGGAACAGGTCAAAGTTATGAAGCGGATCATTCTCCCTACGAGAGAGCAACTCCCCCGTAACCAGCGCTTTCTGCTCTAGCAACTTCCTCTGCTTGTAATTTAGCTTATCTTTCATAAGAAACCTCAAATTGTAGTTGGTATACCTATTAGTGTGAGTTTTATATAACGTAGGGGGTACCGCTGGAGGGGACCCCACCCCCCCTTTTTGTTTGTTTTACTAACTATCCTTGCTGCTTGCGCTGTGTGCGCTCCGCTGTGCTGCACTGCGTGCGTGTCCCTACTTGGTACAGTGTGAAGTAAGACAGTTTAGACCCTGTGCATGGGGCTTGTCAATTTTTTACGGGGTATAGGGTGTGGTATTGGTGGTGGGTAGGGGGCTTGTTCATGATAAAGGTGTGGTTTGTGGTGTGGATAGGGGGCGGATTATAGTTACGTGTATAAAAAGCACCCTATCATGGTTACTCACGCTTGCCACTTCGTGGCTATTGTTGTTAGGAGGAAGTATTTTGTGTCTCTTAGTAGAAAGGTGTTGACACTGTGTGTAAATGTGCTAATATCCACAATTAGAAGAACAGAGACACACACATTAATAAGGGATTAGGGACATGTATAATGACTTTGACGACGCTTGGGAGGCCACGATTACCCAGGTACAAGCTAGAGCCGAAATAAGGAAGCATGGTTCATCTTGGGATGAGTTTGTCTCTGAGGAGGGGCTTTCTGAGCATTATAAAGGTTCGCAAGTCTTGGGTTATTTGGGTTACTAGGTTTTACAGCATAATGGAGGTTATGGTTATGCGAGATAATAGACAGATTAGAGATAGAGAGTATGTTATCTTCTCTTCTCATGACTTATACGCGGCTCTACAGTTTCTTAAAGAGAAGAAGATAGGCTTTAAGATCCTTGATGGGTGTTATAGAGGGCAAGAGGAACAGTCCTTTATCGTTAATCAGGATGATTTTCACGACGTTTATGCTCTTGCGGGTGTGCGTAGTCAAGAGAGTTTCTTGCGCCTTGGGCCTGTTGATAGTCGGTACGGGATGAGGACTGCGTATCTTGATGTCCCTGGGGAGCCTTGGGGAAGGCTGGGGTATTTTACGCCTTGTTCTGAGGAAGAAGCACGTGCGCAGGATGCATGGACTTGTGACGATGGGCAGTTTTACATCGTTTCAGAGAATAACGGGAAACGAACAAAGGATATTGGGGATCTATCATGACTGACGATTTATCAATCTGTGAGAAGTGCGTAATCATCGCAGAGGCGCACGGGGCAGTGTTTGAGGAGCGCAACGGAACTTACAACGCTTGGTCCTGCGATGGGCATGGACGCTTCCCTACTAAGGGATGCGCGGCTTATGAGTATTGCAAGGCTTGGAATATGCTTCCGCCTAATGGCGTGGCCTTTCCTGCGGATAAACAGTGTATTGGAGACACGAAACATGACTGAAACAATTACGTTACTTCGTAATAAGCCACTGGATATCCTTATCCATGACATTGTGCGCCTTTCTACTCGCAAAGAGGCCGTGTGGCTTCGTCAACGGGTGCGGAATTTGGATACAGCGCCTCTTGTTAAGGGTGCGCTGATTGATGATATTAACGAGCGTGTTGGGGAGCTGGGGCTATGAGTGTTGATCGTGTCTTAACAGAAGAAGAGATTGCAGAACGTGAACTGTTCGTTGTCTTCATGCAAGCCATGAATAGAATGCGCAGGGCTACAAGCCTTAAGGATCTAGAGGATCTTAGGAAAGAGCTTAAAGAGTGGAATTTTACCCGTGAAACATGTTTCAAGTTGAACTTTAAGCTAGGTTTTCACACGGCACGGGTAACAAAGGAGCTTGCAAGATGACTGTACTTATAGAAGTGAACGAGTTTGAACAGCGTATTCAGCGAGCTACTAACATCGCAGGTATAGAGCGTTTAGTGGATATCCTGCGTATTGTGGATATCCCCCCTAAGCTAACGGATAACCTTCTGGTTGATATAAGAAATAGAGCGAAGGAGATAAATAAATGAGCTGCAAGATGAAATATAGTGATTTAACAAAAGATACAACGATTGTTTTAGACGAACATTTTTCTTGCCGTGGCGCTGGGAAAGCTGCGGTTAACGAAGACGCAGATGGATTTTTCTTTCGGTGTGCTGCGGGCAAGCATTATTTGACCGTGCAAATTGATTATGATGATGAAGGAAATTTAATGGGCATAACGGAAAGCAAATAAAATGCGTTACGCAGATTTAAAAGTAGGGAAAAGGAGCTAAACAAATGAGTGTTGTTATGGACATTACGAAAGAGCTTAAAGACGGTCAGAAGTTTCACTTCACGGTGGAAAAGTGGCCTGTTAATGTTGGGGAAGCGAGCGCGATGTGGGGTGCGGATTATGTGATGCGCGCGGTGGGGCAATATGCGCTCGGTGAGGCACGATCCGCCTTTGTGCGACACCTACAGGGCAATCAGACAGAAGCCGCTCTAACGAGCGAAAAAGCCGCCTCCTTGATGCTATCTTGGAGTCCGGCTAATGAGAAAAGGACTCGTGGTCTCTCGCCTGTTGAAAAGGTGAAGCGGCTTGCAGGTAAACTTGGTCTGTCTAATAAAGAATTGCTTGACTTATTGGCAGAGAAGGAGAACGAACCATGCGAAGAATAATAGATTACCACGTTATACGTGTTACTTGCAGGGAGCGCCTTCAAAAGGAGTTCCTGGCCTATGTCAAGCTAGACTTTGAACCTCTTGGGGAATTGCACATAGAGAGACGCGAGGTTACACGCATCTTTACAAGAGAAATGGTTCGCTATGAGCCATCGACAACCACACTGGAGGGCTAGACATGTTTACACCTGAAATGAAAGACGAAGCGCAGGAATTAGTCTCAAAAGAGCGAGGCTTTTCTACCCTCGTTGGCTTAACTGAGCTTATTCTCGATGAAACGAAAGAGAAAAATATTAACTCTCATAAGTTTACGCTTATGCTTCTAGGCATTAGTGCGCACCTTGAACACCTCATCAACACTGATACCCTGGAGGACTAATCATGGATAACATAGACCTCGACCGCATGAATACGCTGATTGCCAAGCAGGAAGCAAAGACCATCACGCTTGATGAGATAAGCGAGCTTAAAGACATGCTCGCGGATAATCTAAGAGCGGATGGCCTCGGCTGGGTTGTGGATATTCTCGAAGGTAAGAAGGAAACAGAGAAATGACCTCAGTAGAGCAGGAAGCGAAAGATGAAGCCGAAAAAATGGGCCTTAAACAATGTCCGAACGGTTGCGGGTTTGAGCATATGGAAGTTGGTAAAGAGGATAGCTCTTTTTTAGCCATGGTAGCAAATAGCCCGATGAAATATCTTAGATGCTCTAAATGCATGTTTGGCGATGATAACAAGTCAAACGCTACAGCATCCGACGAAAAGGCTGTTGTAGAATGGAATAAAATTGTAGATAAGGAGAACGCGAAATGAATATACGTTTGACAGTAGCAACCGCTCTCACTGCATTTGCAGTGGGGGCTTTGCCCTTTGCGGGTAGCGCGC